TGTGGGTGGTGCTGGCAATGTAAGTGCAGACCCATTACTATTTTTCCAGTTTATCATATCTGTATAATAACTATTTGTAATAACAATCATATCAACAATATTAGTTGCTGCAGGATCTACACGTTGGTCAATTGGAGAATAATGACTCCATTTAAAATATACAGGTAATTGTTGTGCTGTTGGTATTGTTGTATTCTGTGTGAATGATTTACCATTCTTATCGTAGTGATATAGATCGGGCGTTCCCTCAACAACATTGCCTGTGGTATATCCGGTATTATTTGTAGTCACAAACTGCAAAGCATAGTACACACCAAATCCCGGAGGACTTATAGATGACAGCAAATATGATTTGTCTGTAAAATATGTTGTCACGATACTTGATTTATTCAATATTAAATCTACTCCAGCTAACCACGGATAGGTTGTTGTATCGTTATTAAAAAATGCCGTTAATTGATTTGCAATGGTAATAGTCGGTGTTGTTAATGGGTCGGTATATTGAATTTGTGCTAAATTGTTAATAAACAATAAATCTACTTCATCCATATAGACATATATAAATCCAGGAGTCATTACTGTACTAGGATTAATAATGTCTGCATTATTGGTCAATAACATATTAGCAATATAAGGAGAACTATATAATGTTGTATCGATCCCCACATTTACTATAGGAAAGTAAACATATAAATCTGTTGCAACATTCTGCAAGTCTATCTTCCATCTAGAAACCCAGGGACGAGTACTCTGATAGCCAGATATAGCATCTACATAATATTCAAATACAACTCTATCATCTGGAGAAACAACTCTATCGAATGCTCCTGGATCATCTGGAATACCATCACTATTAGCATCTATTAATGATACCTGTACTTTTGCAGGATCTAAATATCCATCATCTTGAATATAGACTCCTGAAATATTAAAATCAACTTGCCTATTTAAGAATGAAGTTGTTGGATCAGAAATAACAGGTAGATTATTATCAATGATGCTATTTGTATTAACAAATGGCATAATTTCAATAGAGTCTTGTAATGCTAAACCAGTTGAATTATCAATAACTACCTGATTAGGTTCCCAGTAGAATCTAACATCTCTGTAGGATTCAAAAACATAAACACGACCTCTGGCTGTAAGATCATATGTCACTGTTGTATCAAGATTAGGTACAATAGAAATGTATAATAAACCACCCTGTGTTGTTGTTGTCCAGTTTGTCGTTGAATAGATTTGCGGAACCCCGACTACTATATCAGCAGGTGCATACTGGAATGGTTGTGATACACCCGATCCAGGATTGACATATGTATGCCATTCATCTGTTAGCAAATCATAGTACATCCAGAATGACTGTCCATCATTTATTCTGTTGTTAATTCCGTAAAATCCAGTAGGTTCATCCCCGCCATTGCCATTAATTTCTGTAGAATTTAATGTATTTCTAAAAGCAGGATATACTTTGGTTGCTTGATAATTTACTTGTTCATTGACACCTAATTCTACTGGACCAATATTAGCATATGGATTTAATGGATTAACAATTTGAGGAATACCAAATTGAATAACACTATTCACACCTGCCGAATTCAATGTTGTCGAATCGCCCGGTAATTCAAATTGTAATACCGCACCAGATTGTATAAGATTCCACGGTTCGTAAACACTACCGGGAAGATTAGCTGGTGTAAGTATATTTACTAATGCTAAGGCAGTCGAGGAGCCTGATGCACCACTAAAGAATCCTGTTGTATTTTTAAATTTTGCAGGGCTTGTTTGCCAGAATAGTGGCGATGATGGATCTACCGATGGTCCGCCAGGGGTAGGAACTAAATCTAATAATGATCGACCTGTATTTGGCGGATTAACTCTGATTGTAGATTCAAACTGCGGCAAATATTCATCGTAGAAGAATTTATTAACCTTAGGGTCTTGCAACATTGTCTGTATTGTGTTTATAAGAATTTGTTCTATCGTTCCTGAATTAGAAGAATCTTTAACAACTTCCATTAGAACATTCTGATTGTCTCTAAATAATGTACCATCTTGGCCAAATATAATTAAGTCTTTATGGAAACCAGTAGAGTCATTTAAATCAATATATCGACTATCCCCGCTGAATGTTCTAGCTATTGCTTGTAACTTTGTAATTTGATTACCGTAGATAAGTGGTAGAACATTATAGTCACTACCATTAACCATACGAGATTGTGTTGAGAATACTTCTGGAGCACGTAATTTGATTTGATCATCTGTTTCAGATGGTGCAGCATTACCGATTGTTTGTTCTAGATTAAAGATAATCTGCAAGGTATATGTTTGCTGATCTACACCAACATATGGAATATTGATTTGTAGACCTTGAGCATCATTTGGTCTAATAACTAGTGCCTGGTTTGCACTAATACGTGTCCAGAATCTAAAAAGTCCTGTAGGTACATTGCCGAAATTACCATCAGCAAATCTAACAGTAATAGTATCATTGGCACCTGTAAGTACATCAAAGATATTTCTTTGTGCAAATTGAATACTATTATAAATAATATTTTCACCAGCCAGTGCAGGTACTTTAAGCCATTTGGTTATAACATTACCATTCTGATCAGTTTCCTGCACATAGACATCATCCTGATTAATATTTTGTACATTAATCGGGAATAGTCTACTCGGTACAGGAAAGTCAAAACTCGTATCTGTATTGATTAAATTGCCTTGTTTAAAATACAAGAAGAATCCTGTATTGGCAGATGCAACTCCTAAACTATCATTTCTGTATATAAAATTAAACGAATTAGCTGGATCTGGATCACGTTCAAAAATTGTTTGATTTGTTATAAAATCTGGATTGCAAATATCAATCGGATATTGTTGACCATTAATAGTAATGATAGCCTGATATGTAACATTTTGTCTTAACACGCTATTCAATTGATACAGATCAGTTGGAATACTACCAATTATGCCACTCTTTGTTGGGCGGCCAAACGGGTTAAGCTGACTAAACGAGGCATTGCAGATTTGCACAAATTGATCGAACCAATCAGGATTGTTTGGATCATTCCAGTAGATAGGTGTACTACCTATATTAATTCCGTTTGCGTCTGTTAATGCTTGATCTGTTTGTACTGAGGCAACCTTAAATAAACCACTGGCAGCAATATTTCTACTAGGCACATAATTTACCATCTGTGCAAGACGGATAATACTTTCTCTACGTGTGGCAGTATCAATAAAGTTTTCACGACTATTTAAGTCGGTTCTAAATGCCAAACTTGTGCCGAAGTATGCGATTAATTCAATGATTGCAATAAATTCAGAACTTTCAATATAGTCATTGAAATCTTCAGGATAGTATGTCTGAATGTAATTAATTAATGCTTGCTTTAGAGTATCAAAGTCATAGGCTGTATAATCAATGAATTGATATGCTTGAAAGATTTTTTGATAATCTTCAGCAGCGAAAAGATTACTCTGACGAATACTTGCTGACATTTTATTCTTCTACCTTTATCATATTCCACGAACCGTCGAGATTATACACCCTTTTTCGGCCTCGTTTGGCATCAGATAATTTCTGACAGGTTTCGAGCGAAGGTCTAATACCTTTATGGCTGTTACTTAATTTTTGTTTGAGCTCGTCTGTCATTTTCTTTCCTTTGTGCCACGGGATCTGTCCCTTATGATTCTCTGATAATTTTTTCCTAGTCTCTGGTGAGTGCGAATGCTTGCCCATATTTGATTCTGATATTCTTCTTTTTGTTTCTTCAGATCTTTTCATACCAGTATGTAGACTTTTCGATAGTTCTCTAAATTCCCCAAACAATCTATTCGTTATTCGTTGACCATTGTGATATTTGTTCTGTAGGGTACACATGGATTTTAACGCAAATTTCAATTTTATATTTTCTGGATATATTCTTACAAGAAGTAAATGCGCTAAAAAATGTTCTCTTGCTGTAAGTTTAACTATATTATTAGATTTGTTTGTACCATTCATACATTTAGGAATAATATGGTGCTTCTCTGAATATTCGGTTAATTGGCGAGAGATTGAACGAAATACAAGTTGATTATAAATGTTAAGATAATTCATCCTAGAACGACTCCTGATCTGTTAGGGAGAAAATTGCGAACAAACTATCCGTAATATTATTGGGTACAAATAACAATACCATAGCAACCGTTAGAGCTTGATCACTTTGAAATACATCAATAGAGACCATCTGGACACGAGGATCCGATTGAACTACTCTTACTGCATCTTCTATTATTACATTTTTTGTATATTCATCAAATGGATCAAACAAATAAGAATAGATATTTGTTCCGAAACCCGGTAACATTACTCTAGAGCCCATTGGTGTAGCAAACTGATTTAATATATCTCTTTTAACTAAATCAACATTGGTTAGTGAATAAGGAGGCGAAGGCTGGTTTACTGTGTTGAATCCAACAAAGTAAGGCTTCCTTGGGATGATGTTCTTTTGAACTAAACCTCGTTGATTTGATGCCATATAATTCTCTTTCTGTTATTTATCAACAAAATTATATGGTGTTTTTATTGCGGGATTTAAGCGTACCTTTTTAGCCCACCCTTGTCGTATTTATTGTGCCACATTGTCATGACTTTAACTGGATCGCCGGGTTTACGATTACCATTTTTATTATAGCTTAAATGATACCATACGGAGCCTGATTTATCACTATATTCATATATCATTTGATCGTATGGAATATTATCTCTTATCCAGGGTGCCATCTCCCAATACTTGTCGAGACTCCATCCCGGGAATTGAAAATCCATAGCCATTCCTAATGTGTGTTGACTATGATTAGGTGCTGGGCAGGTTTCTTGATTTCTTATTGCAGAGTTTATTCTAAATTTACCGAATTTAGCTAAAAGTGGTTCTGCTACATTCACAGCCAGGGCCTTTAAATTATTAAATCGATCTGTAATATCCGTAAAATTAGTAAGTTGATTAGGGAAGAATGCATTGATAGTAAAATCTCTGACTTTAAAATTAGGACTTAATGGTTCGTCATAATCGCCGGACCATGCTCCTTGAGGTACTGGTTTACCTGGAATATATGGCGGAACCTTGTCATCGGAAGCAAATGGAGGTGTTGTATTTGGCCCGGGCAACGATGTTTGTGTCGATGGATTACCTACCTGGACACCATTGGCACCATTTGCATTATTGCCGCCGGCTATGTTACTATTGTATTCGTCGAAGGTAGGATCGCCATTGTCGCCGCCTAGTTCTTCTAACATTGCGGCGGCATTTTCAGCGTCGCTTGTTGACATTGTCACTCCACCAACAATCACAGTGGGCGCTTTACATCCGGCCATATTATTCCTTATGATATCGTTTATTTGCAGCGTCTCGCATCTTCTGTTTTGTTTCAGTAGACATAATTCTGCCTTTTAATTTTTCAGATTTCTTTCTTTTTGTCTCTGCTGACTGTGGTGGCCTATTTTTAGCCGATTCTTTCATTTTCAATCGTGTCTCTTGGGTTGGACTTTTTCCAAAACTATGATTCTTTTCTCCCGATCGGGATGCAGACATTTTCTGTTTGGTTTCTTCTGTATGTCGTCTACCTATATTTGCGTTTCTAATTTTTTCTTTTGTCTCATCTGATACTATATGTCCCATATGTGCATCTGACATATTCTTTCTTGTTTCGGGAGATCTATTTTGTTGGGCATAAGTTATTCTGTCTTGTACGTCTTTTGGTCTATTCTTCTGAGCTATAGACATCTTTTGTTTTGTTTCATTAGAAATAATTCGATTCGACATTATTTCCGAATGTTTTTTTCTTAACCACCCATATTCTTTATTATTTTTTACACGATTTGTCATCCACTTAGCCGCATATATTAACTTAGGATCATTATATATTTTAATCAATAACAAGTGTGCAATAAGATGTTCTTCGGGTGTAAGATAAACAAGATTATCTTTATGATTCGTCCCACCTATGCATATCGGTAATATATGATGTTGTTCTTTATATATTTCGAGATTTCTATATTTTGCTCGATCTATTAGATTATTATAATGTTGTATATAGTTCATACTATATTTATCATGTCGGCCACTTTTTATCGCAACCATTAGGGTCGACATTTTGTACAATCATTGTTATAATACGTGGACCACGTTGTCCTACCTGATTAAACCATGCAGAACTCTTTAATTGGGCTCCTGCTTCATTGAAGTTACTGGCTTTCATTGCTGCTAAGAAACTTTTGAATTTAGATAGGCCGCCTTCACCCATATTGTATACTAAATCTGCACATGCACGTTTTCTAATATCAGATAAACCGCCCCAACAATCCATACCTAACAATCGCTGAGCGCCACCTATAGAACTCGGTGCATCAGATTGGAACCACGTGTTGACCTGCGCTTCGGAGATAGTGGTCGGTACCGGATATTGTGATATTTCATTTTGACGTAATAAATGGCCAATGCCACCAGTTGGTAAACCTTTCGTATCTTTATAAGAGACGTATTTTACACCTTCATTTATCTTTAGTTCGCATTGATAAGCAGCCATATTAAAGTCTTTGGATATTGCACTATCTTCAGCAGGTACCGGTGCAATATCTTTATTATTTGCACCCGGTGTCGTGTTAGTTGCAGGAGATGATGTTGCTCCTCCACCAGCACCACCAGATCCTTCATATGTCTTTGATCCTTCTGTCTGTTTCGGAGTATATCCGCTAATAGACCCAAAGCTAAATTTCTCATGTTCTGGACATGGTTCATATGTAGGAAATCTAGAAAGTGTTGTCTCTAATGATTCAGCCTTTCTCTTAAATTTATCCTCTGGAATAAGTATTGTCCACTGTTGTGCAGGAAATGACGCCGCTGCGGGTTGCCCACCCGCATTGCATATATAGATAATATCGTTATTGGTAACAAGATCGCCCGAATTATATGCTGTATCTTTTTTCCATTTAGGATATGTTACTGTAGGAAGCCATGTTGCAAGAATATTAACCTTTTCAACTAATGGTTTTACTTCGGCCTGTTTAGCAATGCCGGATGTCATTGCAGGTTGTGCAGCAATTGGTGAATTTAGTGATGGTGCGGCACCCGGTCCACCAGTATTCGCACCCGGTCCACCGCGAAGTCCAGGGAAATTTCCTACTATGGTACCACCTGTTATATTACCAGTGATATCCAAGTTTCCGTTGATACCTACGCTGGTCCCTATTCCGACAGATGATGCATCTAATGAGAATGATCCTGCGGCAGTTTCTATAATATTACCCGATGCATTGAGACTCATATTGGCACTTGTGCATAATACTAAATCACTTGCTGCTACCACAGATATACTGCCGTTTGCTCCTACTCTAATATTACCAGTTGCCACTAAATCAATAGCAGCCTGAGTAGACATCTTGATGCCTAATTTAGCATTATAATCTTGACCAGCAGCAATAGTTGTAAGACTAAATGCATTGCCAATGTCGATGTCCATATTATTATTGACAACCGTTAAGAATGCATTATTCTGCGTGGTGCTATGCCAGTTATTAAGAGCCTGCATAACAATATTACCGCCGTCACCTAATCCCTCGCCCTTATAATTCCATACAGGAATAGTCTTTGTCTTAGGTACATTGTTCACATCATATGTGAATACTGTGGTTTCTTGAATTGTATCTTTAGCAGCTTTCATAAAGATATTCTGACCAGCTTCAATATTAACATTTCTATCAGCACGAATATTAATGTCTTTTTGCCCACGTAAAGAAATAGTAGCAGCACTAAAAATATCTATATTACCTGTTTGGTCCATTTGAACCCATGCTGTACCATCACGATTGATCATATAAACAAACCCATTTGTTTCATCTAATCTAATCTGAGCACCAGTCTTTGTAACAAGTTGAACATATTCTGTTCCATCACCATCATCCATAATGAATGACGAGCCACCTTTTCTCCTAAACTTGTCAGAAGTTACATTGGGGTCAATGACAGGACCCGGAGTAATAATCCC